TAAGGCGCTGCATGAAAGCGTGTTGCCGGGGTGGGATTATTGCATTGACAGCGAGGATGATGGCGTAGCGGTATTTTCTGATGGGCTTAATGGTGTAGTAGCGCACAACGAAAACCCCGCCCGCGCTTGGTTGCTGGCTATCCTAAAGGCGCTAATTGCACAGGAGGAAGAAGGATGAAGCGTGATACATACGCCAAGTATCCAGTCCTTTGCCTAACTTGCGGACAGAGATCTGAGAGGATTTTAAAGCAAGGTAAAGACAAGATATGGACAAACATTGATAAATGTAGATGCCCTAAGTGTTCAAAAACAGCTTATGTCTTAAACCCGCTGAGGTCGCAATTCTTATTTGAGGCCATGGCAAAAGAAATTGTAAGGTTGAAAAGCAATATCTTTGAGTTGGAGTGTATGATAGATGGCGACCAAGGAGAGAGATAAAATGACACGCTGGGTATTCAACGAAGATGGCTGGACCGATTGGATCGACCACGACGTCATGGGCTGTCCGTGTGTGGGGTGGTGGGTTCATGTGGTACACAACACCGGAATAGTCAGGGAAGTTATTGCTGGGTCAGGGGGTGGCCTTTCATGGGATTGGAGTAATTACCCTCAATACTCACGCATCATCCGCTACCGCATCCGCAAACCCAAGGGTGCAGAGACGCTAGAGCGACTAGTGCAGGACATGCCTGAGACAGTTGATGCGTAACTTACACCCCGCCCTAACCGGCGGGGTTATTTGCGTTTACTGACCTTAGCGTGTTATCTAAGTGGTGTATGGGGGCAACACTGAATGCAGAGATATGGCTAATCACAATCCGAACACGTCAGGTCTAACGCCGTTCAAACCCGGCCAATCTGGCAATCCGGGCGGCAAGACAAGCGAACACCGTAAGGCCGAGATTAAAGCGGCTGAACTTGCGGCTATGGTGCAGGCGGACTTGGTGGAAGCGCTTTACAACACCGTGCGCGATGCGGGCAGCGATACCGACAAGTTGGACCAGATCCGTAGCGACGTTCTAAAGCTACTCAAAGACAGTCAGGACCGTGGCTTTGGCAGCCCTCAACAGCACATCGACAATACCAGTAGCGATGGCAGTATGACGCCAGCCGTACAGACTGGTGACGCTGTTCTGGACGCACTACAGAGGAAACACGCTCAGAATAGCCCTGAGAGCGACGGAGAGGCCCCGTAGAGGGCCTTAACGTATATTCATGACCTCGCACCTATCACCGGACCAAATAGCCACTCTACGGAGCGATTTTTTGGAGTTCGCCAAGTACATGTTCAAGGCTCGCCGTGGGTCTGACATGAAAGAGGCTCAATTCCACGTTGATCTGTGCAACGCCCTAGAGCGGTGCGTTACCGGGCAGTCAAAACGTCTCATCATCAATATCCCGCCGCGATCTGGTAAAACAGAACTCGCGGTAAAGACGTTTATGGCGTGGTGTATGGGTAATTGGCCGGATAGCGAGTTTATTCATTCGAGCTACTCCAAGACATTGGCAACGTCCAACACCGCAGAAACCCGCGCCATGATGCAGCATGAGGCGTGGTCGGCTGTGTTTGGTGAGCCTAGCCTGAGAACGGACAGCAACGCTAAAGACAACTTCAAGACGGTACAGGGCGGCACGGTTTATGCATCCGGCGCTGAAGGCTCTATCACTGGTTTTGGTGCAGGCAAGATGCGCGACAGCTTTGGTGGCGCAATTATTATTGATGACCCACACAAGCCCGGTGAGGCTAATTCAGACACCATGCGGCGCAATGTGCTTGACTGGTTTTCTGCCACCATGGAAAGCCGATTGAATAACCAGAACGCCCCAATCATCGTCATCATGCAGCGCCTGCATGAGGAAGACCTAAGCGGCTGGCTGCTCGATGGTGGGAATGGCGAGGAATGGGATCACCTGTGCATCGAGGCGATCAAGCCCGACGGGCAGTCGTTTTGGCCGGATAACTCAAACTTCACGCTAGAAACCCTGCGCCGTAAAGAGAAAGCCAATAGCTACGTTTTCGCGGGACAATACATGCAGCGGCCCTCACCTATCGGCGGCGGCATCCTAAAAGACGCATGGTGGAAGTATTGGAGCGCGACACCCGTTAGTGGCGCGGCGCAATTACCCAAGTTGATGAGCCGCACGATCTACGCAGATACCGCGCAAAAGACCAAAGAGGAAAACGACTATTCAGTGTTCCAATGCTGGGGGACGGATAAGGACGGGCGAAAGTACCTACTGGATCAGATCAGGGGTAAATGGGAAGCGCCTGACCTATTGACGCAAGCCCGCGCGTTCTGGAAAAAGCATAGGGCTGAACCTAGCAAAGAGGTAGGGTTTCTGCGGTCTATGAATGTCGAGGACAAGGTAAGCGGAACAGGATTGATCCAGACCCTATCGCGTGAGGGCATACCGGTAAAAGGTATCAAGCGCAACATTGATAAGGTGACGCGCGGTTTGGATGCTGCCCCAATGGTGGAGACTGGCAACGTGTTCCTGCCGATTGATGCCCCGTGGCTTAGTGATTTCTTAGCTGAGGCCAGCGCATTCCCTAACGGTAAGCATGATGACCAGCTAGATCCTATGTTCGATGCTGTTACAGACGTCAAGGCGGGGTCTAGCTGGGTCGGCGCTATCTAGTGGCGCGCGATGGGCTGGGGCGGTTTAGGTGCGCCATATTCGACAAACCTAGCGTATTTGGCCCCACTCACCGGAGCCATTGGGTCGATTACGGGGTTTGATAGTTCTCGTTTTAGCATTCTTGCGTGAATTTCACCAATTGATCTAAAGTAATTAGCAGTCATATCGCACTGCATTTTTTCTGCCATATCATTGATGACCTGCTGTAGGTTTACTGCCATAACACCCTCCCTCAAAACGTAATCACCAGCTTGTCGCCGTGGTAGAACTTGTGGCGCAAACTGTCGCCAAGGTTATCTTGATAGCAACGTTGACGGGTTATGGTTCCATCATAATAAAACGAGGTAACGAATCCGTCGCCATTCTTAACGGCAACGCTGAGTGTCTCATCTCCCTCGCCGTCCATTACGTGTGCATAAGCCACACACTCGCGGTCGTCGGTTTTGTTGTCGTATTCAAACTTCATTTCAGTTTCTCCACAATAATAGCACACACCTTTTCTGCCACAGCGGTTGCTAGTGCGTCAAGGTCTTCGGGGGTGAATTCTTTGTTTCGCATGCCGAAGAATGAGTATGGTTCGAATGTGGCTGATGTATCGTTGCATTCGTCTCCTTCGTCGTCAGTGATAAATCCATCAGAATTGAACTGATACACCTTGCCGACTGTCCACCATCTATACCCGTCATCAGTAACGCAAACCACCTTACGATGACCTTCGTCAAATAATTCTTCTAGTGCCTTAGCCATTCAGTTTCTCCTTTGCTTGTTTGTAGGCGGTGAGGGCGTCTTGAGGGAACTGACAAGCTACGCCGTAATGGTATTCCACATGATCCATAAACCAATCCATTGCATCCGCCAACTCGTCCGCAGCCTTTACCAGTTCGGCGTGGATGTCGGCGCGGGTGTTCCATTGCTGTGCCGCAGTGCCGCAATCATATCCATCTGGTATCCCAAAGCTAACATCGCAATTCATGCATCCGACAAAATGCCAGTCAACAATGTTATGTGTTGATAGGTCTTCGTCTTGAATTGTTCTGGTGTATGGGTCGTCCCCACAAAACGGGCATGGCTTTAACTTCGGCGCATCAGGCATTGGTGGCTTCCTCCTTATTGAACGGCGCGTCAATTCTTTCACCGCACCAAGGGCAGCAGTTGAATAGCAGTCCGTTTGGGAACTGCTTGGACTTAAGGCCAAAGTACGTGCGAGACGGTTGTTTGGTTTTCATGTTTGTCAGATCCTGCCTGAAAACACCCTTGGCCTTACTAAAACCGGGAATGTTGTTGTCCACGGCTTGCGCAAGGGTGTCGCACGGCTCAACAAACCGACCCTCTCGAACGGTGCATTTAATGCGCTCTTCCATATTTCTCATCTCCTATCTAACCTGCCACCCTTCTACTTGTGGCGTTGTGTTGTTACCTGCGAGGGCGTAGAAATGCCTTTGCCCTATCAGACAAATCATCCCAATTTTCATGCTCAACGTCAATATCTTGAGCCACACCTTTCTTAAAGCTCTTGCACTTATTCGCGTAAAGCAAGCGATCATCCTCACCATACCACCTGTCAAACTCGCCGTCAGGGTGCTTACCCTTCAAGCAGTGCACTGTCGTTCCTTCAACAGTCCAGTTTGAGTATCCATGATCTTGAAGCAAGCAATGCTTGCAGTCTGTGCACTTAACGCCCATCATCAATCTCCTTCATTACCTGCCCACACATACCCGCCCAATAAGAGCGTGTCAATTATCAGACAGCTGATCCTCTACGTGCTCAATCCACTCTTCGAGAGTCATGCAGCGCAGGACATTACTAAAAACACTCTCAATGTGATCCGCGTTATAGGTCTCTGCACCTTCAAGGTCTGCAAAGTAAAAGTACCCGTTACCCTTAACCAATTCCACTCCGTGCTTTGCGATTTCTGCGTTTACTTTGTTGATGGTCGCTGCGGTCATGTCGTTATCTCCTGTCTATACATAGACCTTACTCTATTCCGTTCATGTAGTAAACCCCTCTTTTGCACTTTTTTACGCAGCACCATACACTAGCCCCCATGACCCAAATCAATGACACACTCACAGCACTAGCAGGCGGCTTGACTGACACTAGGTCCAAGTTCAAGCAATCCCACTACACGCGCGTGACGTACACCGATGACCAGCTTTTTAACGCGTATGAGGGTAGCGCCCTTGTGCAGCGTGTTGTTGATATGCCCGCCAATGACGCGACTAGGATGTGGCGCGAATGGCAGGCAGAGGATGATCAGATTAGCGCCTTAGAGGATGTAGAAAAGCGGTTCAACATCCAAGAGCATTTGCGTGATGCCTATCAGGATGCGCGTTTGTTTGGCGATGGGTACATCTATTTCGATGATGGGACCGACCCAGAGGAACCTATTAACCCTGAGCGCGCCCGTGATCTGCGGTTTGTGGTTAAGGTGGATAGGTGGCAGATCAGTGAAGGCACATATGACTATGACCCGCTGAGCGAATTCTACAACCGGCCCGCGTATTATGATCTGATGGGCGGTGATACTAACCTGTTGCGCATCCATCCTAGCAGGATCGTGCATGTAGTTGGCCGCAAGCGTAAGTCCTATGGCGTATCTCAACGGTTGGGGCAGTCAGTCATTACGTCAATGATGGATGACCTCAAGGGCTATGACGCGGTTATGGCTAACGTCGCTGATATGACGTTTGAGGCTAAGATTGACGTGTTCGCGGTGCAAGGGTTGATGAATAACGTTCGTGATCCTGAGCAGCTACAGGCGATCATGGATAAATACCAAGTCACCGCGCTCATGAAGTCCAATAATGGCATGATCGTGCGCGATAAAGAGGATGAGGACTACCAGCAGAAGACGCTGAATTTTGCCACGCTGCCAGACATCATCGACCGTTTCCAAATGGCTGCGGCTGGTGCGGCTCAAATCCCGCGTTCACGGTTGTTTGGCGTTCAGACGGGTGGCCTTGGCAACGCCGGTGAGAGCGACCAGAAAGATTACTACGACGCGGTGAAGTCCATCCAAGAGAATGAGCTACAGCCCGCAATGCGCGTATTGGATCAGATGGTTATCAAGACTGCGTTGGGGTCTATCCCGCCCGAGGTGCATTACAACTGGCGGTCGCTGCATCAGGTTGATCCCAAGGTGCAGCAAGAGATTGGTTCCGCCATTGCCAAGCGTTGGGTTGATCTGGTTGGCGCTGCTATCGTGCCAGAAGAGTT